ATGGAAAATGGTGTAGTATGTTTAGACTTTAATGATCCAATAGAAGAAGTTAAGAAAACACCTAGACGAAAGCGTAAATAACTTTTATGAAAAAAATCAGTTGGTTTAGTCCAGGTAGTATGGATATTAACGGAGAGCCTTGGTACAGTCAAGGTTACAGTACTGCCGCAATTAGTATTATTAATGCCTTAAAGGAAAAAGATGTAGGCGTGTTCTATAACAGAACAGATTTTCCATTTCATATCAACTTCTGTCAGCCTCACTACTATCAGTTAAACAACGATTATAAGATTGGCTATACTCCTTGGGAGTCAACCAAAATCCCGCCTGGTTGGTTGCACAATATGCAACAGTGTGATGAAATCTGGGCAACATCTTCATTTGTTAAAGAAGTTTATGTGCAGAACAATGTTCACCACAACATTCATGTAATACCTCATGGCATCTCAGATGATTTTAAAATTATTGATCGTGAGATAACCGACACATTTAACTTTCTCCATGTTGGTGGAGATAGTAAAAGAAAAAATGCTCAAATGGCAGTAGACGCATTTTTAGAGCTTTACGAAGATGATTTGAATTTTAAACTTGTATTGAAATACAACAAGTACTGCTATGCAGAAGTTTATATTGATGGCAGTTTAGTGCCAGCTACTCAGCATCCTCAGATCATAGGTATTCCAGAAAATCTTTCAACAGAGGATTTAGTTAGGTTGTATCATAAATGCCATTGTTTGGTTTACCCCACAAGTGGTGAGGGTTTTGGAATGATTCCGTTTGAAGCAATCTGCACAGGCATGCCTACCATTGTAAGTAACGCAACAGGATGCCGTGATTTTGCAAAATATTCAATACCGCTTAATTGCACAATGGCTAGCGCTGATTGGAATAACCATCATTACAATGAAGACACTGGTTTATGGGCTTATCCTGATTTGAATGACTTGATGGATCTTATGACACATGTTGTTTCTGAATATGATGAGTTTAAAAAATATACAATCCAATCAGCAAAAATTTTACACGCAGAGCATTCTTGGTCCAATGTTGCTGATAAGATACTTGATAGAATCAAGTTTTATGAAAATTCTTTAGTTTAGACCTAAGCATTTTTCATTGCGGGTAGTTGATCTAGCCGATATCATTGTAATCTTACTTTTGGAGGTATTGAATGTCTTTATTGTCACCTGAATTTATTGCTAGTTATGCGTCTAAGACCCCACCTTGGGGTTTTGGCGGTCTTGGGGAGATTGTATTCCTTAGGACATATAGTCGTAAAATTGAAGGTACAGATCAAACTGAATCTTGGGTTCAAACCATTCAAAGGATTATAGAAGGCGCTGGCGATATTGGAGTCCCCTTCTCTAGCGAAGACGCAGAGCATTTGTTTGATCACATGTTCAACCTACGGTGCGCAGTGTCTGGCAGAGCCCTTTGGCAACTCGGCACACCTCTTGTAAAACAGTTTTCGGGTACTTCATTGAATAATTGTTTTTATACGAATATTGAGAAGATTGAAGATTTTGAAATGTTGTTTGATTACCTCATGCTTGGCGGTGGGGTTGGTTTCTCTGTAGAGAGATCAAAAATCCATGAACTGCCTAAAGTTAAAGCTGTTACTTCAATTACAGCAGAGCGCACAAATGATGCAGACTTTATTGTTCCAGACTCAAGACAGGGTTGGCGAGAACTGCTCCATAAAGTGCTTGAGTCATATTTTAAAAATGGCAAATCTTTTACATACTCAACTATTTTGATTCGTGAGTTTGGAACACCACTCAAGACTTTTGGTGGAACAGCATCTGGTTCTGGAGCGCTTGTTGATGGAATTGCAGACATTTGTAAAGTTCTAGACAATCGTGTTGGCAAGAAGCTTCGTTCTATTGATGTTCTTGATATTTGCAATATCATTGGGCGTATTGTTGTTTCTGGTTCATCACGCCGTTCTGCACAAATTGCTATTGGTGATCCTGATGACATTCTTTTCCTTAAAGCAAAAAATTGGGGATCAGGCAATGTTCCAGCATGGAGAGCAAATAGCAATAATAGTATTTATGCAGATGCTTATGATGAAATTCTACCAGAACTCTGGAAAGGGTATGACGGAACAGGCGAGCCTTATGGTCTTGTTAACCGCAAACTTGCAAGAACATACGGAAGGCTGGGTGAGAAATCTTTAGATTCTTCTATTGAAGGATTTAACCCGTGTGCAGAGATTGCTCTTGCTGATGGTGAATCATGCAATCTTGCAACTATCTTTCTGCCAAATGTTGAAAGCCTTGGACAATTGTTAGAAATATCAAAACTTCTATATTTGATTCAAAAGCAGATAACTCAATTATCATACCCGTATGAAAAAACAACAAACATTGTTAGAAAGAATACTCGCCTTGGTCAATCAATCACTGGTATTCTTCAATGCACTGAACAACAAATTGGTTGGCTATCGCAAGCGTATGAGTTCTTAAAAGATTTTGATGCGTTTTATAGCAAAGAACGAGGATGGAATCATTCTGTCCGTTTAACAACAGTTCAGCCTTCAGGTAATCTGTCACTGCTGCCAGGAGTTACACCTGGAATTCACCCAGCCTTTGCTCCGTATTATATTCGCAGGGTTAGATTTAGCTCTGTTGACCCACTAGTAGACGCATGCCGCAAGCGTGGTTACAAAGTTACATGGGATATGGGTTTGGATGGAAGAGAAGACCATACAAGGTATGTTGTGGAGTTTCCATGCAAGTCACCAGATAATTCAATTCTGGTTGCAAACATGACTGCTCTTGAGCAATTAGAGTGGGTTAAGAAAATGCAAACAATCTGGGCTGATAATGCTGTTTCCGTAACGGTCTATTATCGTAAGGAAGAACTGCCAGCGGTAAAAGAGTGGTTGTCTAAGAACTATGACTCATCTGTTAAGTCAGTATCCTTTTTGCTACATGTTGATCACAACTTCCCGTTGCCTCCGTATGAAGAGATTACTAAAGATCAATACGATAAAATATTCTCTAAATTGGACTTTTCAACTCCAATTCATCAAAACGCTGCCAACTTGGATATTGATTTGGATGATTGTGCAACAGGTGCATGCCCTATTAAGTAGCTATTGAACAATTTGTGTACAACAATAATCTCTATTTCATTAAAACTGGTGTATACTGAAACATATGTCCGATATTATTAAAAACAAACGCATCTGGGTTCCAGACAGAACATTTGGGGTTTGCATTTGGATAATGCCAAATGGACAACCTTTATCAGATGGTGATGGGTACTTGTCTGCAGAAGGTTTTATTGGTGACAAGAATGTTGAATCAAGAGTTGAGGCTGCTGCAAAATACTGGACTGGCAGTGAAGAAGGTGAATTGGCTTGGGTACATGGGGCTAGAAAAATTTCTGGTTCAGAGAGAGATGATCAAGTTGCAAGATTTCATGATGGTCTGATCCCAGATCCATTGGAAGATGCTTTTGACGGATTGAGGAAAAATGGAAAATAAAACAACACATATGATTGATCAAGCTGTTGAAGAGGAAATTGACGATTTAACATATTTTGGATTTGATTCATCTCCAACTAATGATGACCCGTTTGCAAAAGTTTCTTACTCTAGTCTTTCACCAAAAATGAAAAGAAAAGTTTCAAAACTTGCAAAGAAGTTTGAAGGTATAGATGGTGTAGCCAGTAAGTACATTGACCCTGAAATGCTGGATGGTTATAGTCTTTATGATATTGTAAACCCTCCATATGATCTAGATACCCTTGCTGGACTTTACGACTCTAGTGCTATTCATAATGCCTCAATTGCTGCAAGAGTGATGAACACTGTTGGTCTTGGCTTTGAGTTTGTTGAGACTATTAAAGCTAAAAGAAGATTAGAGAAAGCTGCTGGCGAGCCAGAAAGATTGGCAAGAGTAAGAAAGTCTATTCAAGATGAAAAACAAAAGCTTGAAGATATTTTTGAAAACACCAACAAAGAAGAAACTTTTAATGAAACAATGATTAAGATTTGGCAAGATGTCTTAACCATTGGTAATGGATACATGGAAATCGGCAGAAACAATGCTGGCGAGATTGGCTATATTGGTCATATTCCTGGAACACTGATGCGTGTTCGCCGTAAAAGAGATGGTTATGTACAGATTGCCAGAAGTAATAAGATCTCTGCTGTATTCTTTAGGAACTTTCAAGATTTAGAAACAGAAGACCCAATCAATACTGATTCAAATCCAAATGAGATTATTCATTTCAAGACTTATTCTCCTAAAAATACTTACTACGGTATTCCTTCCGCAGTATCTGCTGCTGCTGCGATTGTCGGGGATAAGTTTGCGAAAGAATATAATATTGATTACTTTGAAAATAAAGCAATTCCTCGTTATGCAATTATTCTTAAAGGCGCAAAGTTAAGCAATAAATCAAAACAAGAATTGATTAATTATTTTAGAAAAGAAGTTAAGGGTCGCAATCACGGAACTTTAGTTATTCCAATTCCAGCTTCGCTTGGTTCGGACAGTGACATTAGGTTTGAAAAATTAGAAGCTGGAATTCAAGATTCATCATTTGATAAATATCGTAAATCAAACCGAGATGAAATTCTTGTTGCAAACAGAGTTCCCGCTCCTAAGGTCGGTGTGTATGATAATGCCAACCTTGCGGTCTCTAGAGATGCAGATAAGACATTCAAAACGCAAGTGATTGGTCCAGATCAATCGGTTGTTGAAAAAAGATTGAATCGTATTATTAGTGAATTTAGCGACATGGTTGTATTACAATTCAAGCGGATTGATTTAATTGATGAAGATATTCAATCAAAAATTAATGATAGATATTTGAGAACAGAAGTTATTGCTCCAAACGAAGTTCGTCAACAACTTGGATTGCCAGAAAGAACTGATGGTGA